TACTGACCGTTCATGGCGTACGCAATCCAATCGGTCGGAATACCATAAATATCCGGTTCGCCTACAAGATTCACGCCGAAAACACCGTACAGTCCTGTAATCGGTTCTTTCTTGAAAAGACACATACCGTTCCACAACAAATAAGAGTTCAGCATCCGCGGTGGAATCTCATCCGGTAAACCGTCATACTCATAACGTGATAATGCTAAATTTACGAACTTGTCGAAAAAGTGGCGAAAATAAAGTTTTTCCTCCGGGGAAGTATTCGGATTATTTTCCCAGCATCCCCAAACTTCTTTGTTGCTCACCCGATACGGGTTAGTGTACATGATATCACCTCCTTAATTATTGGAAAGACCATAGTTTCCAACATCGTCCGTGTGCCAGAACGTAACGCCGCGGTTAAACATAGCCTGCAAAAAGTTGATATCATCGGTGACGCACGCTCCATGCAATCCGCAGTTTACCGTTTTTACAAAATTCCAACTTGAACGCCCTGTGATATTCGGCACTTTAATTTTGTGAGTAGCATATCCGTACATAGTGAAATAATCGTCAATCGTTTTTGCCATCTGAGCGGTTACACTCATCACATGGCAGTAAACTTGATTTCCGAACAATGCAGCGGCAACATAACTTCCTGATGAATTTCCCTTTGCAGTTGGTGGGATCAGATCATGGCTTTCTTTTTGCGCATTGATATTTTCGTTGAGCGAATAGGTACTTGTTGCCGCATTAAAAATGCTTTCCGCGCCTGCGACTAAATTACCACTTAATGCTCCGACCAATCCGCCCGTGAGATTTCCAATCTGAGAAATAGCATTCTGCTTTTTAGAATAGTCCCATAAAGGTGTTGACTGTGCGAGAAAAGCCTGATAGCTGTCATTTGTCCATGCACACTGGGGAAAATTATTGATAATAAAGCCAAAAGGCGTGGTTGTTCCACCTGTATTTTTGTATTCACGTGGTACAATAAAGACCGCTGGAATATTAAGTTGTACACCATATACTTGCATAGTTAAAGCACCATTTTTTCCATACTCAAAATTGTAAGTATGCTGAATGCCAGACCCATCAGCGACTAGACAATAACAATATGGATATTGGAATAATTTATTGTTTTTTGGTGTGTATCCGTCTAGCGTAGTAGGCTTGACAGTTTCTTGCGTATATACACGTTTATCTGTTTGAAAACATGCTTCGGGTGCTTGAAATACATTGACAATCGCGTCACCGTTTCCGCTGTTTACGTAGTTTCGAATCGTTGTAATTAAATCTGTATACTTTGTTTTTCGAGTAAACGTGAGTCCAGATAAAATATTTTGTATCGCAATGGGAATAATATTCGTTCCGTTTTCGTCTGCACTTGCAGATAGACAAAACTGCATTTCTCCGAGTTTCAACCATTTCAAGTCATTAGGATTGTCCACATATTCCCCAGTTTCCAAATTTTCCGGTATAAGATTAATTCCGACAAGATCAGCTTTTTTGTCAATGTGTTCCCTTTCCACATAGCACGGCTGTAAAACCACATCATAAAAACTGTTCTGGAATCTGTCGGGTTCGAAATAAATTTTGAAACTTCTGTTACTCAACCATTCTACGCGCGTTACAAACCCGAAATACCACTCTTCCGTATACGGCTTATTCTGAAAAGCAATGTAGTTACATTTCAGAAATTCACTCTCATTTCCTTTCCCTTTATACGTCAGTTCTCCCCATCTCACGGGCGCGGATTGCTTAAAAATATGAATTGCCTTTTCTCTTACATGAGCCAGGCAGCCGGCTTTTCCGTTTTCGTAGTATCGTACATGCTCATAATCGTTTCCCCACTCAATCCCACTTGCTAAAATTACCTCCGTCTGCGGGGAAACCGCCGCCACATTTTCTTGCGGCGGCATCGGAATAAAATTATCCATGTTTCCACCCTCTTACTTAATCGGTCGTAAAGTAAATGGTTTTCGTTTTGGTAGAATCGAATCGGCTTGTAATCACAACCCGCACACTTGCTGCTTTGTATTCTTTCGTTTTAATATTCTTCTCATCTTTTGCGATTCGAAGAATGGTTGTTCCCGGGATTACAAACGTATCAGCGGAAGAGTTACCCTCTATTTTTACATCGACTGCTTTATCGGCTACTCCATCTGAGTTAACAAAAAAACTTCCGCCAAAGTCAACATCTGTTCCGGCTTTCACCAGTCCCACGTCACTTGCGGTAATGGAAGAAACAAGAACCGTCTCGGTCGTAAACACGATGATCGGATAAAACAGGGAATAAGAGAACATCTCTTTTACTGTATACGTACTGTTCCAACGCAGTCCGCGATTAACGTTATCCTGTACCATCATGCGATACTGTTCGCGGATTCTGAAGAACCGCTTGTCAACCAGTACAGCCACGATACCCTCAGCATCGTTAAAGTTATCAATTAAAACCTGCTGTGCTTTCGGAATCATCCGATCGAGATTATACGCGCTGGCATAACTGTCAACATTCATCGCGGCTTTGGTATCCGGGTCAACAAACAGAAGAATGGTATCTTCTTTTGCTGCCGATGTTGCGCCTGCGAAATTGTACAGCGGGTTCGGAAACTGAATTTTGTCAATGTAGGACTGGATTTGTTTCGCCAGCGCATTAGCACTCTGCTGATCGGTAACTTTATCAACATGAACCGGATAAATCTGTCCAGCGCGCTTTGCGGATACGATCAACTCTTTCGCGGTCGTAAACTCATCCCAGTTGCAAGCGGAAACGACACTTTCCACTTTTGCCTGCACCAGATTTCTGAGTCCGTAATCATCGAGAAACGCGCCGCGCATATCTTCAAACCAGATGGTAACCGGATAGTCGTTGTTGAAATTGATGACATGGTACAGTGCCATGATATAGCTGTCATGAATGGCGGTAGCATCTTCGATGCTGATATTGGCATCGTGCGCGTAACCCTGTGCAAAATTTACGTAGACTTCCTGTTCTCCATTACCAAACGGCATGGCGTTACTGTTCAGCACACGCAGAGGATTGCGGAACGCTTCGGTACTGATTGATTGACTGACAACCAAATTGACAAGTGCCGGAACCAATTCGTTCCGCGCCATTGGGTTGTAAGGGTCGGTTAATGTTTTCGCAATATCGGCAATATTGTTTCGCGTTGCCACAGGAACTCTGTCACGGTAGTCAACACTCATCGTCTGCCGAACGGCGTTCAGCATATTAATATTGGTCATATCTAATTTTTTTACCATTGTTTCACTCTCCTTTTCCGCTCAGAATTAGCTGAGACATATCAAGATCGTTGATACTTGTTGCGGTGTCTTCTTCTTCCGGCACTTTTCCGCCAAACTCGGTTACTTTTGTGATACTTCCTCCATGGGAAAGATCAGACCAGCGGCTTTTGATTTCTGCGACTGCAGCATCATACTTTCCTTTCAGTTCGTCCCGCTCTGCGGTCAGTGCGCCGATGTCGGTATCTTCTGTCTTGATTTTTTCACTGATGGCGGCGATTGCGTCACCGTGCGTTTCGATGTTTCCAATGTCTGCTACAATTTCTGCCCAATACTCTTCAAGTGTCATGTTAAAACCTCCTTTTTACATTGGGATATAACCAGATTGGCATTTTATGCCGTTTTGGTTTCACGGGATGTGGCGGCTCTGGTGGCTCGGGTTGCTCTCCTTTTGCTAAGTACCGATATACCATGACCGCGTTGTTCAATCTTTCAGAATCGGATAGATAGCGGTTTCCTACGATCCATCCGGTAATTGTCGTATCTTTTGCGTGTTCCGAAATATAATTGAAACACGTATGCGCCTTTTCCTGCCGAAAAGCAAGCGTACCATCGTCACTGATTCCCTCCCACCCTTTCATATAGGCGGCAGTCAGTGCATCAAGATCGGTACTGTCACTGTGCAAAAACGCTTGTAGATTT